TTCGCTGGCACTGCTTTCCCAGTAGCTCCAACTGCTGGCGGCGCAGCTCCAGATGCACAAACTGATTCTTGGGCGATGCTTTGCGCATCAACACCAGTTCTAACAATTAGCTAATCGAAAGAGAAACGGGAGCACATAATGAAACTACCAATCACAATCGAATACATGTCCGGCGAATCTGCAACCTATACGGCGCAGCCGCCAGAGTGGGCTCGTTGGGAAAAACTCACGGGCAACACAATTTCGCAGGCGCAGGAGAAGATCGGAATCTCTGATCTTCTCTTCCTTGCGTGGAATGCGATGAAACGTGAAGCTGGTGGAAAGCCAGTCAAAGGCTATGAAGTCTGGTGCGAAACAGTGGCAGATGTGCAGGTGGGAGACAACGACCCAAAAGTCACAGAGTCGGAAGTGTAAGTCGATTATTGGTTGAAGTCGCTATTGCGACAGGCATACCGATGAAAGAATGGACTTCGGCAGACGACATCTTGACGGCGATTGAGATATTGGAGAGACGAAATGGCGTTTAAGGCGACGAAAGGGCAGGGAACCTTTCGCATTGAAGTTGAGCCTTATGCGCTAAAAAATCTGATTTCAACACTTAATTTGCTAGACAAAGAAACGCAAGGCCGAGTCCGCGATGCAGCTCAGCCGTTATCAAAACGACTAGCTGGCCAGATTATGATGTTCGGACATGGCTCACCGACTCCACAGACAAAACTAGTCTTGCAATCAATCGTCACTCCACGCGATCGATTGATTCGCGTTGATATTGGTGGGCCAAAGAAAGTCGGTCGCGCTTATGGTGGACGACCAAGTAAGAGCGGTAAAGGCGCAAAGGTTGGACGCACTCAAGCTCCAGCCGGCGCACTTCTTTGGGGCTCAGAATATGGATCTCGTCCAGGCATTGACCGAGCAGGGCGCAAATACACAAACCGATTCAAGGTTCCATATAATCGCGAAGGATATTGGTTGAATAAAAGCGTGGACTTCTACACTCCAGTTGTTGCACAGGAGTATATTTCTATCGTTACGGGAATCATTAACGATTTGGGGCTCAAATAATGGCAGGCATTCCAAAGGTAAAGATAACCTTCGATGCTGACTTTGATGATCTCAAAAAAGGCATAAAAGGCTCACAGGCAGAAGTTGAAACTTTTGCCGACAAGGTAGGAGATTTTGGCAAGAAAGCCGCCGTCGCCTTTGGTATTGCCGGAGCGGCAATCGGTGCATTCGCATTAGCCGCAGTAAAAGCCGCCGCAGAAGATGAAACTGCACAAACTAAACTTCAAGAAACTATCCGCAATACAACAAACGCAACTACTGAACAGATTGCTGGCATAGATAAATACATCACGCAACAATCTATCGCAACGGCTACAACGGACGACGTGCTTCGTCCGGCCTTGTCAAGATTGATTCTTGCAACCAAAGATGTCACGAAGGCTCAAGAATTATTATCACTAGCTCAAGAAATAAGTGTTGCAAGAAATAAGCCATTGGAAGCGGTAACAAACGCTCTTGGAAAGGCTTATGAAGGTTCCAATACTGCACTTGGAAAATTAGGCATTGGAATTGATGCTGCAACACTTAAGACAATGACTTTTGATGAAACACAAAAACTGCTCAACACAACATTCGATGGCTTTATTGCAAATCAATCTGAAACTGCTGCCTTTAAGTTTAAGCAAATTAGCATCGCAGTTGATGAATCCAAAGAAGCAATCGGCGCAGCTTTATTGCCAGTCGTTAAAGAATTAGCAGACTTTATTATTGTGTCAGTTGTTCCGGCGATTGAATCTTTTGTTGCTGGATTAACTGGCCAAAATAGTCTGGCCGATGGTCTTACAGAATCACAGAAAAAAGCCCAGGAGTGGGGCGCAAATGTTCGAAAGGTAATTGACACTACGATTGATCTAAAAGAAGAATTGATGGCCGTCGCAATAGTTATTGGAACAGTTTTTGTTGTCTCTAAAATAAGCGCAGCAGTAATGGGAACTATTGCACTTATTCAGACTTTGATTAAGGCTTACAATTTGCTTAAAGCATCAGCTATCGTTGCTGGTGTTGCCACTGCTTTTGCTTTGAATCCATTGTTGGGCGTCGGAGCAGTGGCTTTGGCTGCCGGTGTTTTAGCTGCTGCAAATGCTTTGGCCAATTCAGATAGTGGTGGCGAAACGACTTTTGCAGTAGGTGGCGCACCTGGAGCTATTAGCGGCAAGAGCGGCCGTAGTACTTCAACAGGCACTGGTGGAACAGGCGGTGGTGGAACAAGCGGCGGAGGCGGCGGTACAACAACATCGTCAGGAATCGCGACGGCCGTGGCCAGTGCAGCTAGAGCCGGTGGAGCATTCACCGATTCACAGAATGCAGCACGTTTAACTGCTCAAGGCGGCGGAGGCTTTACAGATTCTCAAAACGCTGCCCGAATCAATGTCACAGTCAATGGCGCAATCGATCCTATAAGCACGGCTCGACAAATTGCAGAAGTCTTGAACAATGAGGCAACTCTCAATGGAACCTTTACCAATCTTGGAGTTTCTCGATTGGTTGCTATTCAATGACTTGGATTCCTAACGCAACAGTGACAATCGATGGCGATGATTTTACATCGGAATCATTGTGGAATGTATCAATTACTTATGGACGTACGACAGTCTGGGAACAAGCTAGATCAGGCTATGCAACAATAGACATCTTAAACTCAACAAATAGCGACTATCAATTTGATATGAATCATTCGGTTGTCATAACAGTTGATGATTCAATCGGCAATCCAATCACCTTATTCACGGGCAAGATTTCCAACGTATCAAATCGAGTATCTAATGCCGGTAATGTCAGTCTTTTAGCAATTCAGACAATTTCAGCAGTTTCAACTTTTGCAGATATGGCTAGAAAAGTAATTGGAGATACTAACTGGCCAAAAGAAGATGACGATGATCGTATGACCCGTATTTTTACAGATGCCGGCGTCACAGTGGACATTGTGGACACGCCGCCAATTTATGAGTTCGAGGCAAGAACGGCCAATCCAAGTGATGCTTACACTTTGGCAGCTAGTTATGCACAACAGGCTTTTGGCTACATATACGAGACTCCTACTGGTTCTGTCGGATTTGCAAATGAATCCAGACGTTTTAACTATGTGACGGCCAATAGTTATTTTAACGTGCCTACCGATTACATTCTTTTTAACAATGTTCAAAGTCAAAAGACACTATCTGACATTATGAATAACATTGTTTTATCGTATAAAGCCAACGCTCAAGTGACTTCGTCAGACGCAACTTCAATCGCCACATACGGAATTGTGGCCGGGTCGGTATCCACTGAGCTTGAAAAGGCAACTGATGCTCAGATTCAGGCGGATCGCTATGTCACTCTCAGAGCTTATCCGCGCACTTCTTTATCGTCTTTCACTATTCAGCTTGATTCACCTACCGTAACATCGGCCGATTTAGACGAGTTTTTGGACGTCTCAATGGACACGGCTATCGAAATCGATAATCTTCCTTTGCCAATTAAAAACACGACCTATAAAGGCTTTGTTGAAGGATATTCTTTCAGCATAAATCGCGTCCAAGTAAGCCTGAATCTAGACACTAGTGACGCCAGTTATTCCGTAACGCCTACACGCTGGCAGGACGTTTCGGCCACGCTGACATGGAATGCAGTAAATGCCGCGCTAACATGGAACACATACGACTAGAGAATCGGAGATACAATGGCAACAAGCCCGAATTATGGCTGGACAGAACCGGATAACACTGGATTCGTCAAAAATGGCGCGCTGGACATGCGAACATTAGGCAACGAAATTGATGCCACAGTTTATGCGCAAAGCCTTGTTATCAATTCAATCATCAATCCATTTTTACTTATGGGAGCTTAAATCATGGCAACAACCTACAAAATATTAGGGCAATCTAATCCGGCGGCCACAACTTCTACGGATCTATACACAGTTCCGGCGACCACAACTGCAATCATTTCGACAATTACGATTGCCAATTTAGCTGCAACAGATGCAACTTTTAGAGTTTCTACGGCGGTGGCAGGTTTAGCAATAACTGCAAAACAATACATCGCCTATGATGTAACAGTTCCAGGAAGCGGCTTTATTACAATGACGCTTGGCATATCACTCGGGGCAGCAGATGTTGTTCGTGTTTATGCTTCAACTGCAAATGTTGCATTCAGCGCATTCGGAACGCAACTCACATGAGCGTCACACGTATTCCTGCTTTCCAAATAACTAAAACACAGGAGTTCACATCTGGAACGACTGCATGGGTCGCACCTTCAGGCGTTTATGCGGTGGATTGCTTGCTTGTTGCTGGCGGAGGCGGTTCAGGTGGTTGCGCTGCAACTGCGGGAAGTGCAACAGGTGGCGGCGGAGGCGGTCAAGTAGTAAAGAAAACTCTTACCGTGGTACCTGGCACTTCTTATTCAGTCGTTATTGGCGGCGGTGGAGCGGGCGGAACAGTCGCAGGAGCACAGGGAACAAATGGAACAAACTCAAGTTTTGGTTCATTATTAGTTTGCGGCGGAGGCGGCGGAGGCGGCGGAACAGTTACGCTTAATGGCGTAAATGGTACGGCTGGCACAAATGCTTTTGGCGGGGGCAATCCAGGCGGCTCAACAATGAAATCAACTGGCACTGGTGGAACAGGTGCGGGCGGCTCAGGCGGCGGCGGTTGTATAACTGGCGAGGCTTCTGCTTCAAGTGGCGGCGGAGGCGGTGCAGGTGGAGCAGCAACAAATGTTTATACCGATTCAAGTGTGAGCATTGATTCATCAACACCTGGCAGCGGTTTATTTGGTTTTGGTGCAGGTGGTCAAGGACAATTTGGAGGTAGAACACGCACTTTGGTTAATGCTTCCGCAAATACTGGCAATGGTGGTCAAGCCGTTTCAGTTTCAACTGCCGTAACTGGTGCTGGTTCAAATGGCGGTTCAGGTTATTGCGTAATTTCATGGGTTCAATAAGGAGATAAAATGGCACACTTTGCAGAAATTGATTCAGACAATAAAGTCATTCGTGTTGTTGTTGTTCCTAATGAGTTTGAATCTGATGGTCAAACATACCTCGCAGAAACTATTGGCTTAGGTGGTATATGGATTCAAACTTCTTACAATGGCAACATTCGTGGAAAGTATGCTGGAATCGGTGATACTTATGACAAGAAAAAAGATGTGTTTGTAAGTCCAATTCCAATTCCTGAAGAAATTGTTGAAGAAGTAATTGAATGAATTATCCAGAAGGCACTGCTGCACGGATCATCGAAGTCGCACTAGCTGAAATTGGCACGGTCGAGACTGGCGAGAATCTGACCAAATACGGCAAGTTCACAAAAGCCGATGGATTGCCCTGGTGCGGATCCTTCTGCAACTGGGTCTTTCACACCGCCGGCGTCAAGATTCCATCAATGGTTTCAACGGCTGCCGGAGCTCATAAGATGAAAGAGCTTGGACGCTGGATTGAAGATAAGCCGCAGCTTGGAGATTTATGCTTTATGGACTTTCCACACGATGGCATTGATCGCATCAGTCACATTGGAATCGTCGTCAAGGTTGGCACAACAAGCGTTCTCTGCATCGAGGGCAACACTTCCGGAGATGGAGATCAACGCAACGGCGGAATGGTAATGGTAAAGCGTCGCTATATTGGCAAAGAGATTGTTGGTTTCGCTAGGCCGAAGCTCGTAACCTATATAGGAGAATATCCAGTGGTTGAGCCACTTCCACAGGCAAAGCCAAAGGAGAAGAAAAAATGAAGGAATTAAAATCAGCAGGAGCATCGTGGTTGAGAGCTTCACTCTCGGCCGTAGCAGCTCTGTATATGTCTGGCATTTCGGATCCGAAAGTCTTGGTCAATGCTTTTCTAGCCGGGCTATTAGCTCCGGCGGCCAAGTTTCTTAATCCAAAAGATGCAGCTTACGGATTCGGCAAGAAATAAGTGTGGCGGTGGATAGGGCTAGGCTCGTTACTGCTGGCCTTATCTTCCTGCAATTTAGGAGATCAAATTAGATATGAGTGCCAAGTCTATGAAAACTGGGAGAAAACAGAATGTCAGAAGCCAGCCTGTATCGTTACTGGAACATGCACTGAGGACATCATTGGATCATTCTATCCAGAGGCCGTCACGACGCCGTAGTCCAGAGGACGTTCACGCGCAGCTTATCCTCATTATTGGATCAACATTGGCGGCAGTATTTTTTATAGTCACATTAGGTATTACTTATGCACTTATTTTCGTTACGCAGCC